TTTTTTGCTGCATGGAAAATCGGGGAATTTGTTACTAAAGCAGTAGGCTTGGTTACCACAATTATTAATATTGTAGGCTCCATAAAAAGTGTTGCTGGCGCGCCGCTGTAGTGTTACGTGCAGGCTGTGGCTGTGCCTGCTGCTTTGTAGGGCTTCCCAGGTCAAGAGCCTGTTGTCCTCCGTCGTCGGTCAAAAAGGCCGGCTGTGCGGGCTTCTGCGGTGTCTCCTGGGCTTCCGTATCAATAACAACCTGGTTGGCTTCCGCGTCGATCACTTCCTGGGTTTCCATCTGCGCCAGTCTGATCTCCTGCATACGCATGTACTCATAGGCGTCGTCAATCTTTTTCGGGTCCCTTGGCATGTTCTTGGCACTGTAAACCTCACGCTTTACGGTCTTGAGACACATTTCTTCAAACCAGCCCTCTGTTTCAACTTCCACTTTCTGGCCTTTCTCCCAGGCTGTTTTCTTACCTCCCCAAAATTCTCCGGAAGCCTTGTCCGGCTTACGTTTTAAAATATCTTTCATGGTCATGATGATCAGCTTGTTCTTGGTCGGCTCCGTATACTCAATATAGCCAAATCCTCCAACGATCTCACCGCGGTCAAATGCGTTGTTAATCTCAAAATCATAGCTTTCAACGCGGTTTTCTCTGTTCTTTTTCAGTGGCTTAAAGGTGTCTGTGCTGTAAACCAGCTCTACGGTAACGGATACCGGCTTTTCCAGCGCGTACTTTTCAGCAATATACTGGATTCCGTTATATCCAGGCATCAGGTTGACCACGTACATTTTTGTGCCGGTTCTGGCTGCGCGATTGTTATCCTTAAACGGGATAGCGCTCAGGTGGTTGTCCTGCATCATATCCAGTCCCATGCGAGCATAGTGCACAACATCCAGTGCCAGGGCGTTCAGGTCTACCGTGTTCCAGTTGATCGGATCCGGATTGTCCCACTTGTGATCCTTGTTATTTTCGTTCTTGCTTACGCGCTTCTCCTCAGCCATCTTTAATGCTCTGTCAGTTGCGATAAAATATCCCTGGATCAGCTGTCTCTGGTAATCAGTTACCTGGATGCTTCCGGCCACATTGCTGCCGAACTCCTTTAAAACCTTGTTTGTAAATGCCTCGCTGTTGCTCAGGCTCTCCGTTTTCTGTACTGTCATTTCGTTTGCCATGTTCTACTCCTCCATATTCTTAAATAAATCGTCAAAGGTCATTTGTCCGGGTATCGGTTTCTTTTCATCTTCCTCAGCTTGTGCCTTTGCAGCGCACTGGCAACCATACCCTTTTTCTACTGCTTCCGCGCTGGTCAGGAGTCTGCCGCACCGCTTACACCTGCGGGCACGGATTGTAAAAATTTCGCCGTCCATTAGTTGCCTTTCGGCACTTTCATTACAAACACCCGGGCTTTTACATTCCCGTGGAAAGTGTCTGCAATTTTTCCGGAACCAGGTACTACTTTCTCATAGGTGTCTGCCAACTCTCTCAGTGCGGTAATGATCAGCGGCACCTCGTTAGGATCCAACGGTCCGATTTCTGTGTTTAATGTGTTTACCCAGTAATTCATGCCCTTGGCAAGTTCCTTGTTAAATTCGTCAAAGTCCTGGGTTTCCATGGCCTTTTTCATACCATTCATTAAAAACTGCGGGTGTACTCTTGTCATTCTCACTTGTCTCCTCTCTCAAATCTCAGTGTCTTGTCTGGTTCGGATACCACCAGGCGGATAACCTGTGTCTGTGTCGGTGTCAGCTTTGTAACAGACTCTGCATTGTCCACAAAGACCGGAAGCTCTACGCCGTAATACTCGGCCAACGTGTCAATCAGTTCCAGGCCTGCATTGATACGCGCTGCGTTGTTCGCACTCTTAAATGGCACCAGGCCGGTTTTACAAGGTACCAGGGCCTCACAATCGTCTGCAATGCCGCCGTTCTGCTGTTCGATAAACAACCGGAAACGCAAGGTTTTAAAGCGGCTGTTGATCTTCTCGTCCAGGAGCTTTGTTTTCGCTTTTACAAACTGCTCGCAAAGGTAAATGCCTTTCTGAAGCTGCTCATATTTCGCTGCCAGTTCCTCCTCTTTCTTTTCCAGCTGGGCGATTCTCTCGTCCTGTTTCTTAACCATTACCAGCTGCGCCTTTTTGCTCTGTTCAGCTTCCAGGCTCTCGTCCAGTTCTTTCAGCTGTCCGCTCAGCACATTGTCTGCCTCAGCAGCTGCCGCTCTGGCATCTTTCAGTTTTTCCTGCAGACTCTCAATCTGCTCTGTAAACTGTCTGTACTCTGCTGTGTCCTTATAGTCCGTTGTTGCAAGTACCGCTTTTTCAGCTGTTGCCAGGTTCTGTGCTGTTTCCGCTTTCTTCTTTTTCAACTCCACCAGACGAGCGTCCAGGGCTTTGATTTCGTCCTGCTCTTTCTTAATCATTCCGCTGCTGCACTCTGTCATGCCGCGCTTGTTGATTGCTTCCAGGTTCTGCGCCTTTGCTGTGTTGAAATTTTCCTTTGCTTCCTCAATTTGCTCTGCTGGAAGCTGCTGGCCGCATGTCGGGCAAATCTCCGAGCCGGTCCATTCCTTTTCATTTTCCTCATTCCACTCTGCCAGGAGCTGCTCTCTTCTGCGGTTCAGGCGCTGGATTTCGTTTTCGTGCTCACGCTTGTCCTGCTCGGCGTGCATGATGTCTGTATCAATAGTGCTTGCCATATAGCGAAGATTGCTGATCCGCTCATAGGTTCCTTTGTTTGCCTCAGATTCCGCTCTCACATGTTTTGCCTCTCCGGAAGCTCTCTGGCTTTCCAGTTCCGCGATCTGCTGTCGGATGGTTGTTGTCGCTCCGGATTCTCTGGCAGCTCTCTGACTTTCCAGTTCCCGGCGCTTTTCTTTAATCTCTGCCATGGTGTTGTCAATGATCTGTGCATCCAGTCCCGTAACATCCGGCTTTGCTTTCTCTGCCTCGTCAATACGCTGCGGGATGTCGCCCAGTTCTTTATCTGTCAGACTCTTTTCTTTTGCAGCAATGGCTCTGTATTCGTCCACGGTATAATAATTTTCTGTCTTTCCAGGCTTGCGGAGCATTTCCGGAAGTTCTCTCAACAGATCACCCTGGCTCTCAATAACCTCATTAAAATCTGCATCCCCGCACACCTGTAACAGGATTTTGCGGCGGTCTGCTACTTTCATGTTTTCCAAAAAGTAGTTGTAAGATGTCAGCATCTTTGCCAGTTCTTCATCATGGTAAATTTCCAGCAGATTCTTTTTAAACTGGGTTTCGCTTACTGGTACCCCGTCCATGCTGTAATCTGTTGTGTGTCCGGATAACACCGGCTGCGGGTTCCCTTTAATGGTCTTGTAAACTTCGTGGTAATCTTTTTTCAGTACCATTTCTGAACCGTCTGCCAGTTCCACGGTCATTTCCACACTATGGTGCAGGTTATGGCTCCCGGTGGTTTTTGGTGTGTAATTCTTTTCTGTGGTGCTCGGCTTGCCGTACATCAGCCAGGTAAAAGCATTGTATACGGTGCTCTTGCCGGTTCCGTTGTCGCCATAGATCGCGCTGCTTTCGCCCTGCGGGTCAATTTCCAGTTCTTTCACTCCCTGGAAGTTTTCCAGTCTCATTTTCAATATCTTCATGCCTTGGCTCCTTTCATGCTCTGCGCGGTCGCTTTCATGGCCACCGCCATATTTTTCAGCTGTTCATGCAGCTTTTCAAATGTCTCCGTCTCAATTCCTGTGAAGCTGATCCCGTCGCCCTCGTACACATCCGTAACAAAGAGCACATTCCCAACAATCCACTGACCATGCTGGTCAACTCCGTACAAATAACTGCCGATCAGGTTTGCCTCATTGTCCTTGAGCAGTCCCTCCTCGTCGATCAACATGCTCACGCACTTGCTATTGCTTCTTTTTACGTGGTTGCTGTGTCCCAGCTCGTTGTACAGCCTTACCGGCATAACGTGCTCGATCATGTCGCATCCGTTCCCGATCAGCTCATACAATGCTCGATTTTGTTCTCTCATGTTTCCCTGTGGAAAATCATGTACAGTAACTTCTAATTCTGTGCTAACCTTAATAATTTTGCTCATTTACGTTTCCCTTCTCCCGTGCTATAATACGCACAAGTGGTTATTTTTTAACTACTCGTTGTTATGCCTCGGACGCTTTGGTCGGTGTCGCCGGGGCATTTTCTTTGCACAATTCCATAAAAGCAAGGCTAAAAACTTCCCAGCTCAACGCTGCCTTTGCTTCCTGGATCAGCTGCTTTCTGTAATATGGTTTGCGGCGTTCTCCGTTCGCATCCCCGTATCTGCCAATTATGTACTGCAGCTTTCTGTCTGCGCGTTCCTGCGCTTTCTGCTCAATACTCTCCTCTATTGTCCTCAATAGCTTCTGCCTCCTGTCTTGCTTCTCCCAGGCCAATTTCACGGCCCCATAAAAACATCATTGCCAGTGCCGGAAATACTAAAACCTCGCCGCCCAGGCCTCCGGTTCTGCTGTCGATCACTGCAAACACCATAAGCCCGATCTTTACTAGCGTGCCCCCAGTCAGGATCATTGCTCCCAGGTTAATACCTGCCGCAATACATTTTTCCAGCTTTACGCGGCGCTTGATGGCTTCCTTTCTCGGTGTCAGTTTTTCCTCGATCACATAAACCTCTGTTTCTCTCTGCATTACTGTCTTTCTTACCATGTTGCCCTCCTTATACATCCAGCAGCGTTTTCTGTTCCGGCTTCTCCGGTTCTGCTTTCTGTGCAGTCTTTCCGATGATCGTCTTTGCTCTGTCCTTAAACGGCTCAATTTCTGCCAGCGGTACGTTTACGGCTGTGACCACTCCCTGGCTGGTGTTGTCCTGGCTTACCACTGCAATGTCTACCAGGTCGCCAACTTCTACCGGTTCCGGTGTAAAAAATGTGTACTCTCTTCCGGATGGCTGTCCGGCTCTTAAATATTTGAGCTTAATTACGTTTGTTTTCTCCATCTTCCTTGCCTCCTGCTTTTCTATACTCCATAAATGCCTGCCAGTCGTCGCTCAATACCAGCGCGGCTGCCTCGCAAATAATGGTAAACTTGACCATTTCCAGGCTGTCCGGCTGTGCGTTTTCAGCTCCTGCAAATCCCTTTTTCTTTGTGTATCCGATCAGGGTATCAACTGCCTGCTTCAATGCTTCCGGGTTGCTTTCCTGGTGTTCTAAAAACTTCCATGTGTTATCTGCCATCAATACATCCTTTCTTCCAGGTACCTCCTGGATACTCGGCCGGCTGTTACAATCTTGCCTTTTGCTTCCAGCTCTTTGTTTAGCTGTCGCATAATCTTGTATGCGTGGCTTTCTGATATATCCAGCATGGCTGCTACGTCTGCCACTCTCAAAAACTTAGGTGGTTCTTTTGCAGCTGCTGCCGTTTTTCCCATGCTCCTGCACCTCTTTTCTCAATCCGGATACCCTTTGCGGGCTTCAATCTTTTCTATGGCGGCCAGCATTTCGTCAACCTTTTGCCGGGCCTCTGTAAACCGTCTTTTTATTTCCGGTACCATTTCAAGCTCCTCCGGTGTTATTACCCCGTCCTCAACAATCTCTGCAAATTCTGTGAGGGCGTCTTGCATGTCGTCCATGTGTCTCCTCATTCGGAGCACGCATCTTTCTGGCGGCATGTCGCTGATCTCTGCGATTCTGTCTTTTCCTAACGGGCACTCATTAGCACAATACCAGGCTCTCAATTCCGGCTCCGCGTATGCGTCAGCCATAAGTGCCACAACCGTGTTTGGGGTTTTTGTTATGTCTAGCTCGTACTTTTTCAGGCTGTCCTCTGTAACCCCTGGCAAGTAGTCAACAGCTCCGGCTCTTGTCAAGAGCTTTTCGTTGTACTTGGCCGCTTTCAGTCGTGCCTGGCAGTACCTGTTGCCCGCCGCTTTTGTTACTCGGCTTTGCATTTATTTTTTTCCTCCATGTGGCAAAATATAATTGTAAAATAACCTATCTTTCCATTTTGGAAGATTTTTCTTAAAAAAAAAGCACTTCGACCGGCAGTTTAAAAAAATCCGCCAGCGCCTTTGCTTCCTCTAAGGAAAATTTAAGGTCGCCGAGTTCCTTTTTACAGTAGCAAGCCTCCTGAACGCCTATAACGTCGGCACATTCCTTTAAACGGATACCGCGTTCGGTTCGTATCTTGCGTAAATCTTCGTACATCTGCTTCACTCCTTTCTTCCATTTTGGAAACTTTATGGTTATAATATATCTTCTGTTTTGGAAAATGTCAATAGATAATTTTCTATTTTAGAAAAAAATGTTAATGTGGTTACTTTCCACGGTGGAAAGTGATATAATCCAACCAGAAAGGAGGGGTCTACTATCAATAACATCAAAGTATTACGACAAGAGCGCGGTTGGACTCAGGCTGAATTAGGTCAGCGCCTTAAAGTAAAAGATTCAGCAATTTCCAAATATGAAAACGGCTCCTTGCAGCTATCCGGCGATCTACTTGTTCAGCTGGCGGATATCTTTGGGGTTTCTACTGACTACATCTTAGGTCGCACAAAATACCGCACTTACGAGGGCACTTCCTTTGAAGTTCCAAAAATAATTGATCTGCTCAGTCGCGGGGATATGGAAATGATATCCAACTGGGCGGAACTCTCTCCGGAAAATCAGGCTCGTATTGCGGACTATGCCAAAATTCTGCAAAAAGCAGAAGCGGCAGACAAAAATAAAAAATAGGAGGTTTTTATGAAAAACAAACATTTGTTTACCCCCCCCATAAAATAACAGCACTTTTTCTGTCTGGTGTCCTTGTTCTCTCATGTTCTAGCTGCTCTGGCGTGCAATCTAGTTTAGCATCAGAAGCGCAACAGCAAACAGAAGTTCCTCATTCCTCCGCTGGTTCACAAGAGGATCTATCTGCAACAGAACAAAATCTAGTATCTGTTTCCTCTGGTTCTGTTTATGACTCTGTCACATCACTGGATCAGGATCTTACCTTGCAGGAATCTGATAGCTGCTTATATGTCACACGGGATATAGCTTCCAGCGAAAGCAATGCCGATATTCGTCGCTTTTTCTGGGACTTGCTGCATGTAGTTCAAATTTCTGACATATGGGATTCATATTCAAGCATGTCATTTACTTTTATGTCTGGCGACAATCTTGCAAACATTGGCATTTCTGGATTTTCTGGCTTAACCTCATTTAACGCCACCCATATAAATGTTATTCAGGATCAGGAGCTTTCTAAATTATTCGAACAGTTTTATACGGATATCCTTGGTGCTCGTGATTTATCAATAGTGCAAGAAAAAAAGCTGTACGAAATGGCTCAGGAATATGGTACACCCGGCTACACACTGCCTACCGAATACCGTGCCGGTTACTTGTGGACTATAGGTTGTTTTCCGTATGGCACTGGTTACACCGTGAACGACAGCGCAATATCTGTGCAAGTTCCTACGCAAGATACACAAAAATGTGGAGCTTCTGCTGTTCAGGAATTAAACTCAGCATTGGACGTTTTTAATCAGCTATGCAATAACGATCCTTTAGCTATGCCATACGAAAAAGTTTCTGTTCAATACCTGGATTCTCAAAGTTCTACCACTTTATGGGACTGGTGCTCAGAAAAATCTGGTACTTCTTGGCAAACTACAAAAAATAGCTGCGGTAGCCCATCTTTTTACGGCGGGCTTAAATCATCTTCAAAATAACGGGGTACAAATCAAAAAAACGGAATTGCTTACGGCCACCGGTCTGTTGCTCGGCAACGACCGTATATGTTTTAGAATCAGGTATCAGGATTCAGGAATCAGGAATCAGCCGGGCTTTTCTTATGCTTGCACCGTGCTTGCACTGTGCTTTAGTTTTTAATCATGGAGGTTTGTATGGAAAATTTAGAAATGCTCACGGGCACCTTTCCGGTTGCTCCGGATCAGCTGGCGCATGATCTGGCCGTCGCAAAGCTCATTAAAAGTGGCGCGGTACCGGCCTCAGCTTCCGGCTATACTTATTATGGTGCCTATATTAAATATTTACGGGAATTTGAAACGGTTATAGCCAACCGCATCCCGGAGGAGTCCGAAAATGTCAGTGGCTAAAGATCCCAAAACCGGCAAGTGGTACAGCAAATTCAGGTACACTGACTGGACCGGTAAAAGGGTGCAAAAGAAAAAAACGGGCTTCATAACCAAACGGGAAGCCCAGGAGTGGGAACGCGAATTTCTTACAAAAGCTGCTGCCTCCTGCGATATGTCGTTCGCGTCCCTGGTAGAATTGTATATGGCGGATTGTAAAACCAGGCTGCGTGCCACAACCTGGGAAAATAAGCAGCACCTTATTACAAAAAAGCTGCTGCCATATTTCGGCAGCACGCCCATAAACCAGATCACTCCGCTCATGATCCGCAACTGGCAAAATACGCTCATGGAAGCCCGGCAGCCAAATGGTAAACCGTACTCAAAAACGTACCTCAAAACCATAAACAACCAGGTTGCCGCTATCCTCAACTATGCGGTCAAATACTACGGCCTGGCTGGCAGCCCTGCGGCTGTTGCTGGCAGTATGGGGAAATCAAAAGCGGATACTATGCTGTTCTGGACCGAGGAAGAATTTAAAACCTTTATCCAGGCGGTAAACAAGCCCACGCCATACTGCGTTTTTAACATCCTGTTTTATACCGGAATCCGGGAAGGGGAATTGTTGGCGCTCAGCCTGTCGGATTTTGACTTCTCAAACAAGGTGCTGCATATCACAAAAAACTTTGCAGTGGCCAATGGCCAGGAAGTCATATACGAACCAAAAACGCCAAAAAGCAAGCGCGATATTACCCTGCCGGATTTCCTTTGCGCTATTGTTCAGGACTATGCCGGCCGGCTTCTGGAATACGATCCGGACGACCGTCTATTTCCGTTTACAAAAAGCTGGGTAAACTCCCAGCTCCGTGCCGGCTGTAAAAAATCCGGCGTCAAGAAAATTCGTGTGCATGATTTCCGTCATTCTCACGCCAGCCTGCTCATTCACATGGGCTTTCCTATCCTGGCCGTGTCGGAGCGCCTGGGGCACGAAAAGGTACAAACCACCCTGGAGCTATATGGCCATTTGTACCCGGACGTGCATGGTAATGTGGCCCAGCAGCTTCAGGACAGTGCCGCCGCTGATCTGTCTCCGGCAGCATGGCAAAATGCACAAAAAAGCCTATAATTTTGGAATGTGGTACACTTCTGGTACACTTGGACAAAATAAAAGCCCGGAATCCCAGTATTTACAAGGGTTTCCAGGCTTTTTGCAATTATTCAAACTCAATAACACTAGGCCGCTTTTTCGTGTTACCGTGTATTAAATAAAATAATAGAGGCGGGCTTTTATTAAATATACCACGTTGTATTATTATTTGCAATAGTTCCAAACATCACTCTAACATCACGGGAATAAATCGTATTATTTATTGCAGTGATGTTAATCAGGCATATACTCTATCACATCACTGATGCCGCAATTAAGAGCTTTACATATTCTATCTATCTGTTTCAGATTGACTGGCTCGTTCTTTCCCATAGAAGCCATAGTCCCATAACTTAATCCGGTTGCGTCTTTTAGATCTCCCTTATTCATACCTCTATCAAGAAGCGTGTGCCAAAGCGGATTGTACGATATCATAATACACCAACTTTCTGTTGACTTATTTTTTTCTTCCTGCTATTATTTTCTTAGGTACCGAGCGGAAGCAGGAAGTTTCGGAGTCCGCTCGGTGTCTATTCGCTTAGTTCTTAATTATTTTCTTTTAAAATGGAGAGGTTCTTGATTTTTTCAAGTGCCTCTTCTTTATTTTTACTGCTCTCGATGATCAACACGACCATTTCCATAACGGTTTTAAATTCTAATGTAGTCATTATGTCTTTTTCCATTTCTCTAACTCCTTTCCTGCTATCTCCTTGCTACAATTATAGTTTATCACTATATCTTCATTTTGTCAACATTTTTCTTCATTATTTTAGAGATTTTCTTCAATAAACTATTGACATGTACGGTACATATGGTAATATACAAACACAAACAACAGAACAAACATTCGCATAGACGGTGCGAGGTTTGAGAGATAATAGGAGGAAAATGATATGTCAGAACTTTTAAAGAAACAGAACTACGGTGTTGAGGTTGAATTTACAGGAATCACAAGAGCTATGGCAGCTAAAGCTGTTGCCGAAGTTATCGGGAGTACGGTAACAGGTCCTGATCACACCTGCTATCACACCAGAATCATTCGTGATTCACAGGGACGGAAATGGAAAATAATGAGAGACAGTTCCATTATTCCAGTACGCAAAACAGGAAATGAGAACATGGACGAATACAGGGTTGAATTTGTAACTCCTATTCTCAAATACGATGATCTTGAAACATTGCAGGCAATCATTCGCAAATTCAGAGAAATCGGTGGAGTACCTCATGCTTCATGTGGTATCCATATCCATGTTGATGGAGCAAACCATACAGCAACCTCTCTGCGCAGATTAGTAAACTTCATGTATAGTCGGCAGGAAATTATTTATGATGCCCTGGCAGTCGGAAGCAGAAAAAATCGTTGGTGTTTGCCAGTTTGTAAAAACCTGCTCGATACCATGAAAAAAGATAAGAACATCACAACCGATTCTGTCGAAAAGATCTGGTATAGCCCAGCAAACGATGGATATTGTGGTGGTATCGATCATCAGCATTATAACTCCACAAGATATCATGCACTGAATCTCCATAGCTTCTTCCAGAAAGGTACTGTTGAATTTAGACTTTTCAATAGCACGCTTCATGCAGGAAAAATTAAAGCATATGTTCAGTTTTGCCTTGCACTCTCTGCTTGGGCTATTGAATCCAATGATAAAGTAGTATTCCGTTCAATGAATGGATATACCGCTCAGAAAAAAATTACACTTATGTACAATATTTTGACTAACCGCCTTGGACTCTACGGAGATGAATTTAAGACCTGCAGACTTCACATGATGAAACAGCTCCGTGAAAACGCAAAAGCAGAACAGGTTGCTTAGTTATAAATCAGCTGACCTAACGGCTTTACGGGGAGAAAGGGAATGCCATGAGTTTATATGTAGCATACGGAAGCAATCTTAACGTGCAGCAAATGTCATACCGTTGTCCTGGAGCAACGGTCGCATTTACCGGATATCTGATAAATTGGAAATTACTTTACAGAGGAAGCCGCACAGGATCTTATGCAACCGTCAAAAGGCAAAAAGGAAGTAGGGTTCCTGTTGCTGTTTGGAATATCGATAGCAAAAATGAGAAGGCTCTTGATCTGTACGAGGGATATCCGAGATTTTATAAAAAGAGAAATGTATTTGTACAATTAAAAAACGGCACTAGAAAAAAGGCTATGATATACCTCTTGCCTGACTCAGCCACTGCGGGAAGGCCATCTAGCCGTTATGTTGGAACTGTATTGCAAGGTTACAAAGATATGGGATTTGATACAGATTATTTGTACGATTCATTGGATTATAATTTAAAAGAAGTAAAATAAAGAGGGGAAATCCCCTCTTTAATAAGAGGTAACCGTTGCAGCGGTTACCTCTTTCTGCCGGGTTTTTGAGTTCCCTGGCGAGTGTGGGTTATGGCTGATTCCTTGTTCGGTACCCTAACAATCAATTCATCCAGCTCACAATCCAGGGCTTCGCAAATCAAGTCGAGGTGTTCCAGATTCACCCTATCTGCAAGCTCGTGGTACAACTCGTTGATGGTGTTGGGTCTTATTCCGGTTGCCCTCGCCAAATCTGCCTGAGTAAGTCTCATCTCCCCAAGCTTTTTTGACAGTAAAATTTTAATCATGCCATTGCTCCTTCCGTTATAATTTAGCACCTCTTGATATATCGGAAGGACTTTTGTTAGATTATATCAAATACTGTTATAAACTGCGTGATATATTTTATACCCTGTAAGGCAAATTTTGAAGCAAACATATTGTAAAAAGCACCTATTTTGTTATTATTTGAATGTATTTGCATTCATGTGGTCAGCTATCTTTTTCCATGTATTCTGACCACAGCAACCATCATCATCAATACCAACATTCCGCTGAAATGTTTTAAGTGCTGACTTTGTATTTTTTCCAAAATCTCCGTCAACAGAAACTCCGAGTATTGCCTGCAGGCAACGCACTGCCGAACCTTCTGTTCCAGACTGCAGCACTGGAAGCTGAATGTTTAATTTTTCAGTCAGGCTAACTTTTGCTTTGCTTGATGAAGTGTCTTTTTTCTGTTCTGGATACACTGCTTTTCCGTTCCAGTCATAGATGGTGTAGCCCTGTTTCCACTCTTTCTTTGCATTCTCAAGGCTCTTGTACGCTCCGATCTGGCTTTTACTGTCTCCCCAGGTTTTCCGGATTCTGTAATATTTATCTACAGTTGTAGTTGCTGCCTTTGCGCCGATCAGCTGCTTGAAGCGGTTCCAGTCACCTTTTGCCCGGATTGCAGAAGGGCAATTCTTTGCGCACACATCATAGTGGGATACCACATGATCTGCGTCAATTCCAAACTTCTGCATCAACATCTTGCAGATTTCAACAGTGTTCCGGAATGCTTTATCATAATTATACCCTGCCTGCACGCACATCTCAATGCCGATAGAATTGTGGTTGTTGCAAATTCCGAAAAGACCACCACCATAGTTAACGCCGACATGCCATGCGCCTCGATTAAAAGGTGTAGCCTGATAAGCTTCGGTATCATCAACATATACATGGGCAGAGTAGCCGGAGAAGTTCCCGTCATGCTGAGCCTTAGCATGTGCCTTTGCGTTTGCTCCTTTTGCAAAGTTATCTGTATTATGGATAACGATGTATTTAGGCACCTGATTTGCATAGCTGTTGTTATTGCTGATTAAACTTGTGTTAAGATTCATTGTAACATCCTCCTTATTCACTTCTGGCATCGCGATTATCTTCGCCAGAATTTCCAATATCTTTGAGCCATAATTCTTCCCGGCAGCCCAGCCTCCGCCCTGTGGATTTTCCTGTATCCCAAGCCATTCAACATATGGGGCTATTCCTCTTTTCACATAACAGAAACGAGGATCCACGCATACACCGTACAGTTTTTCGTTAGATGCATATGCTTTAAGATGCTGGATTTGTGCCCGGATGCCGATCCATGGATGAGAGAACGAATTCCCTTTCATACCATTTTTTGTAACGCCGATTCCGGCAAAATTGTTCTGGTCCAATGTTACGGCAGAACCATTGAATGTGAAATTACCTGTTTCGAGGCAACTTTGCGCAAAGGCGATATCTCCCCTTACTCCTTCCGTTTTTCCTTCTGATATATAATATTTAACCATATCGATTACGGATTTAGGTACTGCCGGATTAACTTTCTGTATATATGACTGCATCTGCTGGACCGTAGCAACTGCAGTTCCCATTATATTCGTTTTCATAATATCCCCCTAAAAAAGGAAAGGGCTTAAGCCCCTTCCTTCTGTGAACCATTAATTTTTCCATCGTCTAAAAGATCTTTCACGCCGCAAAACCACACATCAATTATCTTAAGCAGCGCATCTTCCGACATAATAACCTGCAGCCACTTTGGCAGTAATCCTCTCGCCTGCTGAACAACCCATTTCAATTTCTGCTGTCCCGTTCCTGATTCTTTATACATATGTTCCGCTTTCAGGATCAGCTGGTATACCTGTTCACGGATACCTTCCAATCCTTTATGCTTGGCATACTGAAACGCAATAACCAAAGTCACTACAAGCAAAATTAACACCGCAACCAGTAATACCGGGAACGGAATCTGTTTTAAAAAGTTAAGTAATTCCATAAGTAATTCCTCCTAATCAATGCTGTATTTGGCCAGAACTTCTCTGTCCATTTCTTTTTTGTGTGCTTCTGCACGCTGAAGATTTTCAAATGCTTCTTCGAGCTCGCCATTATGCTCTCCTTTTACAATTGCATGATGTAGCCAAAAGAGCACGCGCCCCGTAGCATGTGTAATTTCTTCATCCGCTTTTCTCTGTTCAATTTTATACTTAATGCGTTCCTGCTCTCGTGCCTCCACTTCCATGAGCCTTCGCTCAATATAGTGACGAATCAGAGCAAAAAAAATGCCGGCAACACCTCCGCTGCCAAGCACAGATAGACAAAATGTTTCGAGCATTACTCTTCCCCTCCGAGTGCTTTTAAGAGCCGATCCAGATTACCTCCGATTAACCAATCCACCAGTTTTCGCATAAGAACCTCCTTTCGCCATTAATAGATGCCAATGTGTTACGCCTAAAAGGTCTATCTCTCGCATGCACCATACCTTACCTCCATGAAAAAAGGGAACCTCTACGGTTCCCTCATGCTTACATACTCTTCCTTTACTTCTTCAATAATCCCTGCGTCAAGTCTTTCATCTTCGCTCGCTTCTACATTCAGCATATTTCGCAAATGAGAAAGTTCGGTTGCCAGGCTCTTGATGAACCTGCTCTGCCTCACTATGATTTCATCCTGCTTTTCAATCATATCTTCATAGAATTCCACAAGTTCTAAAACCTGGTTTTCATCCATCGTCGTTACCTCCACTTGTATCTTGGTTTTTCTTCACCAAATATCCAATACCTCAGATGATCATCCAATACAATAGCTAATAGAGATAGGATATACCATGCCACAGTAAAAGGAAGACATATCTGTCCAATTATATTAAAGGGCATATTGCTGTAATCCCATATTCCAAGCCCCAATACAATATTCAAAATGTATCCGGAAAGGAACTCAATTGCAGTTATCCCGACAGCACAGATAAACATCTGTTTCCATATGAGCATATCCCATCCTAGAAATTCATTTATCGAACCACAAAACAAGAAGCAAAGCCCTCCAACCAGTACCATAGGCAGCGAGCTGTACCCTCGCCATATCAGTTCGATCATGTAGTAAATCGTACCTCCTATAGCGAAAAGCACAGCGTTTCTGCCTATGGTTTTCAGAGTATTCATTTAACCTCCTTGTCGGCTGCCATTTCGGCCAGATAGTCCTTTAAAACTTCGGACTGATATTCTTCCGGGATCGGTGCTCCGTATTCAATCTTGGCGATTTCCGAAGTTTTGGAGCAGCCTTTGATCCACATGTTCAGTGAATTCGCATAGGTTGTGTGATAGCTTTTGAATTCCATTGCACCATTAATAATCTTCTGCATATCCTCAGCAGAATAATACCGGCACGGATTGCCGTCTTCATGGTATTCCAGTTTTTTGATGCCAGCGGTCAGCTGAGCCTGTTTTCCAAAGAGATTTAGCTGATCTTCATCTTTTAAGCTGAAATGTTCTGTTCCTGAAGAAATAGAAATGTCCACGCCTGCAAATACTGTACTCTGGCAAATCTGCGAAATCTCTTTCTTCTTATTTGCACGATAAGTTTCAATAGAAAGATAATCTGCGTTCAGACCTTCCTCCTTCTCTTTTAACTGGTCGAACCAGAAGTCAATGTCTGCTGATATTTCTTCTTTTGTTACGGTGGACACTGTAACCTTAAAATAGATTTCATCTGCTTCCACTCCCTGTGGGCCTTCCTCGCTTTCTGGAAGCTGAGTTTCGTTTTTGCGGATCCATACATCTGCAGTCCCATCGGGTAAAGTAGCATAAGTGATTTTTCCCTGTGATACAGGACAATTCGTTTTATGCATAATTTTTCCTCCACATTTTATAATACTTTTCAGTGTTATATTCTTTTCCCTTGGCATAATCGCTGACTATTTTTCGAGCTATTTTTATAAGTTGATCAACCCGATTCTTTTTCCGGTAATGAGCCATATTCGTGCTTTTGAACCATCCGAATTGAGAAACCACGCTCTGTACAAATTTCATTTTTACTTGAATTTTCTTACGCAGTTTATCGGAAAATATCTTTCTTTTGCGGCGAGCAGCCAAAAATATACGTTTTCTTATTGTGACCCACGTTTTTCTATACTTTACCTGTTTTCCCAGATATCCTTTTGAGACTGTATTTCCTCCATGAAATCGAAATCCCATATAGTCCAAAAGAGAGCCTCTGGCTTTTCCATTCCTGTCTTCATACATAGCCTTTGTCATTTTCCAATCAGGCTTTATATCCAGATCAAGAATCTTATTCATATATTCTATGAGCATTCTTTGTGCCATATGGACGTCTTTCTTATTCCCGGAAAACAATACAATATCATCCGCATAAAATATAACGTGTGATATAAGTCTTTTTTCTCGTGTCTTCCCTCTGCGGGTAGAGATTTTTACCAGTTTTTCACTTGCATAATGATATGCATAGGAAAGAAAATAATTGCAGAGATCCTTGCTGACAGGAGATCCTATGAGAATTCCTCGCATAGTGTCTTTGGATTCCGGATTCGGGAACTCTTCGTACAGTTCTATAAAAGTCATAAACATATACAAAAGTTCGTGCGATTTATGTAGATCCCGTTTCAGGTATCCCCTCAACTTTTCATGAGAAATCGAAGGATAACACCGTCTTATATCGCATTGAGTCATATATTTTGTTCCATCTGCATCAGAAGAAAGCCATTTCTTTACTGCTTTCTTTCCATAACTTTGGCCTCTCCCTTTTATAGATGCTACTTGATAGGTTCCAAATTTTGCTTTCCACAAAGGTTTTGCAGCATCTCCTGCAACTGCCTCATACAATCGGAAAAGTACCGTTTCTAATCCGAGATCTCGAATTTTGCCGCTTCCCTTGTCAGTAATCTTCGTATAACGGATTGCCGGTGCGGTTTGACACCACATAAGAATATGTTCCTTCATGGTTCTTTCCGCAATATTAGCTGCCATTTCCTCACTTAACAAGTGAAGTGTCTCTTTCCAAAAAGAACTTCCAGGTTTAAAGTTTTCCCTTACATATTCTCTGCTCTGCGATGCATAACCAGAGATGAAGCGTACAGTGCTATTCTTTTTGTATTTATTATGGAAATAATCATCAATGCTATTTTCTATTTTGGCTGTATCAGATACAACCAGGCCTTTACAATATGTTTTCATTTTTCCTTTCTTTCTGCTTCAAGGACTTTCGGTTTTACTACTAGTCCCCTCCTGTGTCCACTACCGCCACAGGGTGTGACCGACATAAATGTCGGTCACATGCTGGTTTGTCTATTTCGGGCATTCCGCCCAAGCCCTTTCGGGGTTTCCTCTGAGGAAACGAAATACAGCACATCGATATTATGCAGAAATTCGAGCGGCGTAGTTCCACCAGTTGTTACCGAGCCCATTGTTCAGGTTCGCATTCCGGCGGCCGTCAATCGTACCGTTGTTCAGGTTGCCGGAGCCAAGAACGGAAGCCACTGTGCTGTAAGTCCTAAATTTTAAAATCTATTCACCCGGCTACGCCGGGAAACAATAACGGGGAGATCCCCTCTTGCTGTCGCAATTCACCCCCAGGCTTATGCAGCCGCTCTGCGTCCGCAACGCCCACAGGCAGAAAGACGAGCGGCGTAGCCCCACCAGTAGCCACCGAGCCCATGGTACAGGTTCGCATTCCGGCGGCCGTCAAGCGTACCGTTGTACAGGGCGCCGGAGCCAAGAACCTCTCGCTGGCCGTCGCCAGCCTTTTCGAGGTCCTCTGTATAGCACCCGTCAGCGTAACCATTACTTGAAGAAGCATTTACTTCTACTGGATATCTAACCTCTGGATCATCAGCTGAATACCCAAGCTTGCTAATATATTTCCAGCTTCCTTTATTGTCCGGAATCACATAGCCGAGAGCAATCCAGTCCTCTGTTGTTGCGCCAGCTGTCGTTATTTTTGTACAGTCGTAGCAGATATACGGACGCATAACATGGTTCTCAATCTTCATAACTGTGTTACCCTTTGGTTCCCAAAAACCAGAAGACATCTCCACACCAAACAAAATATATGGTTCTTTTCCACTGGCGTTACTTGTCGGTGATCCGCAGGAACCAAGCACGTCATCGCAACCACCAGTATTCCAAGGCATTGTAGATAACATTGTCGGGCACGTCACTCCCGAAACCGTAGTTGATGCTGTTGAAAACTTCTGCCCTCCATTATCCACATAGACAGCCGAACTATTATCGTCATAGTCTTCGATTTTGGTGATTCGTACCCTATTGGCCTTTGCGTTGAGGCCAGTATTTCCTCTATCTGTTTCTGGTTTGCTATCGCTTGTTAACGAAGAAGCATTTCCAATGGAAACAGTTCCTCCAACGACAAGTTCTTTAGCAGCACTTTTGGATATAATGATACGTTCCACATCATTCTCCTGTACTGTGGCAGGTGTCTGTGTCCACCACCAGTTACATCCTGCCATCACCGACTGGCTATTTCGAGTTGCAAAGGCAATCTCCATAAGTCTTGTCATTCTCTCGGAGTCCTGTGAGGTTTCAGCACAATACTGCGTGCCTTTCGCCCTGAACTTTGTGAGGGAACTCTGGAAGCTGTAGTTTTTCGGAGATACGCCACTAATCGAGGACGCAACACCGTCCGCATTGTCACCAGACATATATTTTGCAATTGCCACAAATGGCCGGATTGTTCCGTCTGGTCGGATTGCGCCGCCCTCCGGCAGCCACTCTGCAGAATGTCTGGTATCAGAAATAACGGTATCCTCGCCATTACTGTCAAATTTACGATATACATACTGTGTTAAATACAGACACCATGTATCGTATTTTGTCCGAGAAAACTCATTATCAATGTCTTTGATGTACTGAACTTGAAATTCCCCATTCTCATCAACCGATCCATTGACTTCCAGATATGCAAAGCATCCTTTTCCGTCAAAATCATTTACTGCTCTCACTGTATTTGTGCTTGGTGCAGCTGCCATGCCTACAGCATCAAAAAGCCGGGTTCCATTGCTTGATGGAGTTACATCATAATTATCAAAATGCACTCCATATTTCTTGCCATCTTTATGCAGGTTCAAAAGAAATAATGCTTGTTCATTTTTTGAAGCTGCAAATTTTGTAACTGCTTCTTTCAGAGCTACATCATTATTGATCAGCTGTCCTAAAAGAGCATTAAATACATCTGCGTGTGCTGGATCAGAAGTTTCCAGTTTTCGCAAATTTTCATCAAATGTTGCTCCAGAAATATCGAAATACGACATTTTCTACCTCCTTATGATAACATTTATCTATCATTATCCGATTACTTGTTACAAAATATCGAAATACGTTAGAATGTATCATCACACTCGAACACGCATTCCATGTCTGCATCTTTTCCTTTCTTCAAAAACGCTTTCATGGCCACCATATCCCCATCTGCATCATATAACCCAACTTCAGAAATATAAGTATTTGCCAGCTCATTCTCTGCCAGTGTGCAGCGATATCTGATTTTTGTATCAGAAAGAACCTCATAACCATCAACGTTCTTGCGAAGCAATTCATGATGTAAGGTGTTCTGATCGGCACTGTGTGGTTTTACTGTTCCGCCCGAATCTACACCTCCATCGCCAAAAGCCATGCCTACAATCTTTGGGAGCGATGAAATCCCCGCTCTTGCTTTTACCATTTTTTTCTTAGCCAGTGTTGTAACTGTAGTCCCTGCCATTTAAAGGACCTCCCTTCCTGAATTTAGTTTTACACTTCCATCTAGCCTACACGTTCCATCCAGTCTTGCGGCCCGTGAAGGAATAACCATTGTGACCTCTACTTCTTCTTCGTGTTTCACAGGCGCGCGAATCCGAACTGTCTGCAGATATGGCGGCTCTCCTGCATCAAGCAATAGAGTCCCGTCTAACAAACAGTTGCCGTCCAGGATCTTATTACCATCACGCCAGCCCATAATTATCCTCTGTGTGCCTCTAAAATCAGCTTTCTCAGCATTAATCATATCAGGCAATGAAATACACTGTTTCGTTTCAAAAGCCTCCTGATTGCCGATAAACAACCTATGCCCGATAAAAGTTTCCATCGGATACCAAGAATTGATCTTTCTCGTTCCGTCCAGTGAAAAGTTTCCATCAAGAAAACCTTCCCACCATACAAAATCACTTCGTATGAAAAAGGAAGGCTTAAATATATTTTCATGATACACATCTGGAATCCGGTGGAAAATTCGATCTGCTATAAAATTCTCAGTTAAGACTGTATCGAATGGATAGACTGGGCGAAATTCTGTCGGATACCAATGATTCAGATTGATACTGCCGTCAAGAGCGAAGGAACCATCAAGAGAATACTTCCACCATGAAAAATCTGAATGATACGTCACTCTCTGTTCAAAGCTCTCTGCGCATTCAATAAGCATGAGGATAACAGAAAGAAGATATACTGTGTGTGATTGTTTCAGCTTATCGACTTTACTCTTAACTTCTCCTAGTTCTACCTCTGTTTCACCTTCCAATTGAACGCTGAATATGTTAGGGTGAGAAAAATAATATCCAGGCTCATTACAATCATGAACCTGGACATCATAATCCGTCACGCCTTTTAAAATCTGTTCCATTCGCCATGGGGTCATTGGTGCTTTTGTGTTTTTCTTTTCACGGAGCAACCGTCGTCTTTCTTCATATGACAGGTCCTCTCTTACGGGCAATCCATACTTGATCTCATGATATTTAAGCCCCCATGTAGCTGTATCGATAAACATCTGGTATGGAAGTTCTTCAATATGCACAGTGGCCAGATCAAGCTCTCTGCCCATAACTTCGTATATCCATTTTCCGACATAGGATTTATCATACCAGCCTTTAGTTACATATGTCAGCATTCTGTTGGCCGAATCGCTCCATGGGAATCTTTCCAGATCTATACTCATGTCTCAGCCCCCTCTAATGTAAATGTCACATTACCGGTATCTGCATACTCGCTTGATGAAAGGTGAATGTTTTCTCTCTTTCCATCCATCGTAAAATCTATGAAATCGCTTACTCCGGTTATGGTTGACAATACTGTTCGAGCTGAATTGTAGCGAAGGATATTTGTTTCTTTCGCCGCAGAATAGACTGCCATCATTTCAGTTTTGAATGTCGAGATTACATCATCCAATCCAACGCCATCCAGAACAAGTCCTGTACAGGCAAAATCTACAGTTTTTACTGTAGCTGACTTGACAATCAGCTTAGACGATCCAGTAGGCAACAGTCTTTTGCTCCTGTCGTTCGGAGAAACGATGTGGTTGTAAACTGCTGTGACCAATGTACTTGATGCGGGCTGTCCGTTGCTATCAACTAAGATCAGTCCCACTGTTCCAGGTCCTTCAACAGCTGGTTCTACAATACAATCTCCAATCCCGGGAACTTCTTTGGCCCACTTAATATAGTCAGCATCATTCGCGACATAGAACTGCGAATCTTGGAATTCAGCATGGATTCTTTCGTAATAATCTTCATCGTTTTCTTCTTCGGCACCGCCCGAAGTTTTCTCGCTGTTGGTAATCGCTGTAACGCCATTGATCGGTGATGCCATAATTGTAATCGTATTTGCCGGAACATTCCCAGATACTCCAGGAATGACCGCTTCAACCGCAAGATCCATGGTTTCATTCTCTGCGAACGTAACAGTTCGCAAAGTCTGGAACTCAACAGCTTCCATCTGATCTGTTGCAGGAACTGCAAAAACTGTGCCTGCTGCCAATACTGTGCCATAAGCCGCCGTAACAGACACTGTTCCAGTTGCTGCTACAGCTTCTTTTCTTGTCACTCCTGCTTCTCCACCATGCAGATCCATCCAATCGCCCCAAGAATATTCCGGAAACGCAACCATCAGGCAGCGAACAAGATTGAACTGTACAAGCTGAGATATTTCGATGGCCGTAGGCATGGTAAAATCATATGGGAAATCACCTTCCATATCCGATATATCCGCCGGAAGGTTCCCCATCATCCTCTCCTGTATCTGGTCAGAATCACTTTCTGACACAAATTCCGGAACTTCAAACTCTGGTCTAGCCATATTAACCACCTCCTCTAAACTTCAATGATTGAATCAACGGTAAAAGGTTCTCCATCAACTGAATAAACTATGAATGATACTTTTACCCTCCCAGTACCCCATTCAAAAGAAAACTCTTCTACCGATGATGTTCGCGGATTGACCATCAGAGCTTCCTGGATTGTCCTTTCTAGAGAAAGTTCTACAGTGCTTTGGTCAGATTCTCTTGTTATATCTTCCGTTTCAGTTCCATGATCATCCGAATATCCCAGGCAAGAATATCTTTCTGTAGATACCGTTTTTACACACCATATTTTATATGCTTCATATCCATCGTTCATTGGCACATTATTTGCGGCGGTGCGAACAAAATCTCCTTTTTCAAGATCCCACATTGGCGATGGTTTATAGTCAACGTCATATTCTTCGTCTTCCTCCTCATCCACAAAATCTGGAACATCCACAGTCGGCAGTAAATTTTTTGATTCTTCTTCCATATTGCCTCCTATAATCCACTTGCCTTGACTACTACATCTACGACTACAGGTTCTCCCTCAACCCATACGATAAGCACACGGTCTCCCGGTTTTAACTTAGGCATAACCACCTTATGGCTATGTGATCCCGTTCCGCTGTTATGCCCTCCGTGCGTTCCTCCAGATACGTTGGTTGATAGATTAGCCAAAAGTCTGCAGACGGAATAATCCTTTTTAGGAATAGGCAAAGGAAAGGTATTGGAAACAAGGGAATAATCTTTCTTAATCACTCCAAAGTCGAACGAAAATCCTCCTCCTGAGTGTTCTCCCATTCTCGAATCCAATACCTTTGCAAGCTTTTCCATTCCATTTTTTTCCATTTTTGACATAATGTTCCTCCTGTCAGTCAAATGATCCATCGTCAACCCAGCCCCAGACATGAGTCTGATTCCAGTTTTGTGTAACCAGATGCCATGGGTGTGCTTTTCCGGAACCACCTTTGATCGTGATTTTTGCTTTTCCGGCTCCTACACTGTATCCTCTGGCATCTGGATAACTGCTGACATAATGCTTACCGCCATGGAAATTAACAATGTCCCCAACATCATATGATTTTGCTTTTGTTTTTTTATTCCCACTGCTCTTTTTTGCTGCCGGTGCTTTTTTCAATCCCAGTGTCATAAGCATTTTATCTACATCATGCGTAGCAGATATTACGATATAATACCCAGCACTTATTGAAGCTGTTTTTAGATGAATCTTGTCACCCTTCCGAATGATAGGAATATCCGGAAGTTTTATCGTGATTTCTTCCTTTGGTTTGCCATCATCTGCAAGGATCTCTCTCGCTTCTTTTTTTGCCTCATCCAAAGTATCATTGGTTCCCCTGGAAACAATCTTCTGTCGGATTCCGTAGCTTGTCTTTCCATCAACTGTAGCCTCAACAGGTGAGCATCCATCATCATTTGCTTTTCCGATGATTTTTACCCTTGTAACCATCCCGGTAGTGCTGATCTTATGGTTTACTTCTGTAAGATGCTGTGTTTCTTCAAAATGATATACTGTTTTATTTGTTCCAAAACCAACTACGGTCACATTCATTTTCACAGCCCGCAGACATGCCTCAATGCCACCTTTCTTTTTGGCTTCCTTGAGGATTTTCACAACCACTGTTCCAAGCTTTTCAGACTTATAAGCCAGTTTCCCATGCTTCACATTTGGTCCGCTGTAAGATGTGACCTTTATGCCCCAGCGTTTCAACACTTGGACTATGGCTGACTTTGTCTTTACGCCAGCTGAAAAATATACATGATCTTGTGATTCCTGCAGATCATATAGAACATCGTATGCCTTTACCTTAAACTTCTCTCCGGATGTTCTCGCTGAAGGATTCCATTCAACTATTTTTCCTCTGGTTGCTTCGGCATTTTTGCCGCCATTATAGGAATACAAAAGTGCTGCATAACACCCAGGCTTGGCAAGAGAAGAAATTCTTCCCTTTGAAGTTTTATCGTTCTTGGCTGAAAAACTAATTCTGGCCGCAAGCTGGTTCTCTCCCTCTTCCCAGGATACATCTTCGACAAATTGCGTGATGTCGTAAGCCTTTTTATCTGCAGTCATAATAGCCACGAGGTATTTATATTTCATTGGATTTATCAATACTCTCGCCTCCTTATGGTAAAGTCAGTACTGTTCCTGGATATATCCAATGTCCGTTGTCGCTATTGCGCCGGCCATGTTTCTTAGCAGCCGCTTCAATAACCTTCTTATTGGCATTGTAGATATTTCTCCACTTTGATTCAGTTTTATATTTCTTACGAGATATTCCGCAAAGCGTATCGCCTCGGACAATCCTGTAGGTCTTTTTCTTTTTAGTAGATTTCTTGGTACTTGGCCTAGTGGTTTTCTTTTTCTTTTTAGCTTTTTTCTTAGTTCCCAGTTCCTTTGTTGTATAAATCTTCATCTCGACATATGGAACAAAAGATATCTCGTACGAATAGTCCCCATGTCCGCCAAAAGGCTTATACTCAAAAGATTTGATAGTAACATCTTCATTGATACCAGCTTCAGAAACCACCAGATTTAAAGGTGTCTTTTTTGTCTGCCAGCTTTTCAGTTTGCTGGCGCAGGTTTTTGGCGCTATCCATTTCTGGTTTACGGAGGCAAGCTTTTTTCTGCCTGCCCCCCAGAAATATCCAGACCATTTTATAATCTGAGTACCCATACCAGATGGGTAACTCATTTTTCCTTTTCCAAGAATGTTATATTCCTGATATGCTGTTTCTCTTTTTACATCAACATCATCTTTTGGCATCGAAGGGAACTGGAACTTCGATGCCGAATTATGCAATTCTTTTAATATCGCTCCCATGTTCCCTCCTTATGTTGTAACAGGCGTATTCTCATAAGCTTCGCTGAGCATTGTTGCAATTTCGCTTCCAAGATCGTCAGCCAGCTCCTTGATATGCGCTTTGATGAGCCGAATAACATCACTGTCATTTGTATCTGATATATTGAACTGCGGGGAGAGGTTAACCTGTACCACAACGCCAGATTTGTCTGACACTACATTCGTTGGCACAGTTTCTTTCTCTGTTTTTTCAGAATCTTGTGAACTAGAATCTGTGTCGAAATAAGGTATCGTGTTTGATACTTCTTTGCCAACGATTCCTCCGCTCGCATGTGCTGATATCTCATCATCAGGACCAAGAACTCCCAGTGTCCGTCCTGCGGATTTCCACAATTCAATACCTCTCTGCCGTCTGGCCGGCACTGTAGGAATGATATATTCCAATCCTTCCTCACCTACCCACGACAGCTCAGCTCCATTCAATCCGACTTCACCGCCTGAAGCGTGCCCGGCTATAGTGGCTGATACAGATGATCCGCTACTTGATGTGGAAATGCTAGCTGATGGATTCGTAATATGCCAGTTCAATGTAACCGCAACATCTGCAGATGCAGTGAAGCCCTGTGAGAATGTGCTTTGTACCTGTCCGGCACATTCTGAGTAAATAGCTGCCGCATTATTCGTCTGGTCAAGTGTGACATCAACATGTCCGTCTGCTGGAATTGTCTCCGAGAAAGCAGATACTACATCAGCTGTTGCGAGAGAATAAATCTCAGCCGCATTATTGGACTGATCTAACGTGATGCTCGCATGACCATTGGCCGGAACATCACTTACTGCGCTCTCAATATCTGCTGTTACCTGCTCCACAACGCCAGAAGTGTCTGTTGTCGTGCCTGAGAAGGTAACATTTGCACTGCCTTCAACTGGTACATCTCCTACGGCACCTTTTGCATCTTCTTCCGCCTGTGCCTGCATTCCGGAGGTGTCGGTCGTTGTATTTGTGACATTTACATTTGCAGATGCTTCCTGCTCAATAGGCTCTGTTTCCGTTTCATCTGCTGCCTGTTCGGTTGCAGACTGCATGCCAGATGTATCCACCGTTACCAGTTCTGATGGGATAGTAACAGATGCGCCTGCCTGCACTTCAATTCCATTTGCCGCAAGTGTCCCGGATTCCATGCCGAGAGCTGCCTCAATCTGAGCCGCCGCTGTATCGGAATCCACTTCTACATCTGCCAGATCAACTTTGACTCCTTCTGCTGTCACAGACATTTCTGCTCCTTCTGCATCCAGAGCCGACATAGCCTGCTCGATAGCAGCCTGAGCCTTGTCTCCGTCAACTTCTGCAGTCAACGTATCCATGGAAATAGTCAGTTCCTGGTCTGGGTGAATAATATACGGGCTTTCGATACCGTTCTGTTCTGCAATGGTCTGCCAGTCAATTCCAAGAGCGTTGCCAATTTCCCACAGGCAATCGCCTTGATCAACCTTAATCTTTACATGATCAGCGGTAACCTCCTGTGTTTCACCCAAGTCACCAAGAGCTTCATTCAGCTTTGAAGTCCATGCATCTTTGTCAATATCAACGTCTCCATCAACAGAAGCTTTCAGTCCTTCAAGTGTCACATCATCAGTTGTAGTCTCTGCCGCCGCCCTGTCAATCGCTTCTGCAAGTTCAGGAGGCAACTGACTGCGGACCGTTTCATACATTGGATTGCTCGGATCCGTAAGTGATGCTTTTAATTCATCACTTCCATTCTTCCAGATCTGATTAGCATAGTTCTGCCATGTTGCAGACGTATCGCCAGCAGCTGCTCCAACCTCAATAGCATCATTAAATGAATCCATAAGGCTTTGCGGAACTGCTTTCCCCGCTTCCCGGTAATCGTCAATTAGGCCCTGCATCTGTGTTACATCAGGTTTCATGCTCTCATACATGGTACTCAAGGCATTCTGTGTAGCGTCAGTTGTAACTCCTAATGTTTTTCCATTACCAAGTTCGTTGAAACCATACATCAATGCGCTGGTCATAGCGGATGTGTCTCCGCTCTCTAATTGTTTCTGTGCTGAATCAATAGAAAACTGCGTATTTTCCGCAAGACTCTGCCTGTTGCTCTGAATTTTCTCTGCATATGCAGAATTCAAAGTGTTTGAGCCAAGCTGCAAGCTCTTAGACAGTTCGTTTCCTTCCTGTCCTTTTACATACCAACCAGTCATTTCGTGATACTGCTTATTCTGAGCAGATGTGATTCTCCCGGCTGATTCCATCGAGTTAAGCTCTGAATACCACTGCTCAACATCTGCCTGTACGCTTTCCTTTGCCGATTGCCTCTGATCTCTCATTGCTCCCAGTAAGTCAGTGAATGAGCCACTTTCCAGATCAGCTGCATTCAAGCTCCCGTATTCCTGATTTATCCAGTCCCATTTTGCCTGTGCTTCCGATTCCTTCCACCGGGCAGTTATGCTGTTCATTTTTTCCTGTAAAGCACTGATGGCACCTTCTTCATCTGCATCTATGATTCCATCTTTCAGTGCCTCAGATACCTTTTGTGATAACTGGCTAGATAATCCATCCAATTCAACATAATCCGCTGTAGCCCATTTCTCGATGTTCTGGGCTAATGTCTGTCCCTCTTCCGTACCTCCGAGATACGTCTGAACGTGGATATGCGCTGCAAACGTCCGGCTTTCCAGTTCTTCAATCTTGCTCTTAACAAAAGTTTCGATATTACTTGTGTAATCTTCCTGTTCTTCTGTCGTAAGTTTAATACCAACTCTGCTCTTAAACTCCAGAACGTCGTTGGATTCCAGTGCCTTCTGGGCATCTTCTCGAAGCTTATCAGCGTTCTTTACCTCATTTAAGGCAACTTCCACATTGGCCAGGTACTTCTGATCAAGAATTCCAGAAGCAATGTCCTGCACTTCCTGGGCTGATAGTTTGATGTTTCCAAAATGTTCTTCCAGATTACTGTTCAAAGCTTTCTGGTTATAGTTGTCTACTGCAACACCAATTCCAACCACTGCCGCTGTTACTGCCGCTGCCGCAAGTCCGAATTTCGCCGCTGTCGGAACCATTGCTCCCAGATCACTTATGAACGCTCCAACACTTGGCGCTGTCTGTGCTGCAAGTCCAATGCTTTTAATAGCATTTCCGATAGGCTGTAAGGTGGTCGCAATATTCTTTGCATTTCCAAGAAGCCCAGTTGCTCCTTTAGCGATCAGCATAGAGCTGAGCACAGAAGAAAGGCCTGCTTTCTTTCCTCCCGGAAGAATAGCGGACGCGCTAGAGAATAATGTTCCGAGGCCGGAAGAAATCAGATGTTTCCCATCTCCGCTAATCCAGTCGGCAAAAGGCTGACCGATAAGAGTATCCCATGCAATATCCATCTTTCCGAACATATCCGCATTCTGCCACTCATCAGATGCCGTCATGGTCCCGATAACTGTCTTCATGTGTGCTGCTTTTTTGTCCACAGTGTCCATAAAATCATTCAGAGCAACAGTCACAGCCGGCATTGCGTCCGTAATGGAATCAACGAATCCTCTGACATAAGGAGTAAGTCTCTGTCCAAAACTGTTCTGAACGCCCTCTACAGCCGACTGCATAAGAGTCATAGAGCCTGCCAGGTTGTCCAACATGGTGTCAGCCATATCCTGCGCTGCATCTTTTGAATTTCCGATAGCGTTGGAAAGATCGTTATAATCCTGTTCTGAAGCATTGATGATAGCAAGCATACCGCTCATAGCCTCTTTTCCGAAAATGGTGGATGCCGCCGCTGTCTGTTCAGTTTCAGAAAGACCTCCTAAACTGCTTCGCAAATTATCCATGACACCTTTCAGTGTTTTCATGTTTCCTGAGCCGTCGGTCAGGCTAATACCATATTTGTCCATAGCCTCTGCCATGCTGTTAGTTGGTGCTGCCATGTTAGCCAGGGACGTCTTTAAGGCTGTACCGGCCATGCTTCCTTTAATTGAACTGTTAGCCATAAGTCCTAATGCCAAAGAAGTATCTTCGACGCTATATTTCATGGCTCCTGCTACCGGAGCAACATATTTGAATGATTCACCCAGCATGCCTACGTTTGTATTCGAACTAGCGGACGCCTTTGCAAGGACATCCGAGAAATGCCCGGCATCTCTTGCTTTCAGTCCAAAAGCTGTCAAAGCATCCGTAACAATATCCGAGGTGCTTGCCAGATCTTCGCCGGAAGCTGCTGCCAGACTCATAATACCGGATATACCAGCAGTCATTTGCTCTGGTTTCCAGCCTGCCATAGCCATGTAATTAAATGCCTGAGCTGCTTCAGTAGCGGTAAACTTCGTAGTTGCACCCATTTCCTGTGCTTTTGCGGTCAGATCATCAAATTCTTTTCCTGTAGCACCAGATATAGCCTGAACCTGTGACATCATACTCTCAAACCCTTTGTATGTATTCACAGTATCAGCCAGTCCTGCGCTCACTCCAAGGAACGTTGCGCCCTGTGCTATTGGATTCTTTGCAGCATTTAAAACCGTTCCCATTGGGGCAGTAGCGGCATCTACTATACTCATAGTTGCCGTAAATACGCTTCCGTCCCAGGCTGATGCTTTATCCATCACATCATCGATGATCGGACTTGCATTATCATCTGCACCCAGTTCCGCTGTCCCGGAAGTTCCATCGAATGTGGCCACTGCATCTTCAGCGCTTCGGATTATCTGCGTGGCTGTATCGTCAGCTTCCACTGAGGCCACAGCCACTTCACCATTCAAGGCGGCTAAAGCATCCTCCACATCCATAATTTGCATCGTAGCATTGTCGTCCGCAGTAAGCTCTACTACCGCTTCATTTCCGTTTAGAACAGACAGTGAATCTCCAACACTATTTACCACCCCGGTGGCATTATCATCCGCCCCCAGTTCTACGTCAGCACTTGCTCCGTCAAGGGTTACTGCTGCATCCTCGGCACCAGATATTTCGGCAGTAGCATTGTCGTTTGCTCCTATCTCAATATCTGCTGAAATTCCTCCTACTCTTTCAGCTGCATCTTCGACTCTTGAAAGAACCGGAGTGGCATTGTCATCTGCTGAAACTTCAATAGAGTGCTCACGTCCAAGCGTTCGTTCCACTCTCTCTGCTGTTCGTTCAATCCCTCTGGTTTTTAATCCAGATGACAGGATCCGATTTACCTTCTGGGCGGCAGTGGCCAGGGTGTTCATCTTATTCGTGATATTTGATAGGCCAGGGTCTGTATTATCGTTCACAGATACAGGAATTTCAATTCTAATTGTTTCTCCCATTTACCATGTCACCCCTTTTTCGTATTCGCCTCGATCCATAGCCTGGTTGAAGCAAAAAGAAAAGCCCTCTCTCCAGAGGGCAAACTCATTACTTCACTCGGCAATAAACCTTGGCGTTGAAATATGTGGTGGAGCAATGTTGACTTTCCACCGGCCATAATCAGTTTTTTGCAGTTTCAGCCTTCACTTCTTCATTATTGAAACCATTAACATCATCAATAATCTCCATAATGCGGTCTTTTTCTCCCGGAAGGAGAACAGCGTCAATTACATCGAGAGCATTGATAATACAGATGCCTTTTGCTTCCAGGCCCTTTTTGACAGCCGGATTATCCCACAGTTTGGCCTTGTCTTCTTCCGTAGTAGAGTTGTAGATCACGGAAGCCCTGTACTTTGGCATATCCAGTTCGTCCGCAACCCGGATGCCCTGGCGGCGATTCTTTGTATATTTTGTGTATTTTTTTCGAATATCTTTTAACATTTCATCAGTCAGCGAATGAATGCTGAAGGAGAAATACTTCCGTTCGTTACGAATGATCTCGATCTTCTTTGTATCATTTGCTGCATTATCAGCAGCTGCCAATAATCCTTCCAGATAATCATCCTCGTTTGCAAGGATAGTTTCTCTTTTCTCTTCCTCAGTTAATTCCGGATCCATAAAGTCTTTATTTGCCATTTCTTTTCCTCCTGTTAAAAACGAGGGGCTGATGCCCAGCCCCTCTTAATAGAAATCAGATTGTCAGTTTGCTCTTATTCTCAACCTTGCCATTGCAGTGCAGGGCAAAAGATCTTTTCAGCACATCGCCTGTAGCTACGTTCTGGATATCGCTGTCTCCGGAAAGGATACACTCTCTGTAGGTCACACGTTCCTGTGATCCATTTCTTCCTTCGATAACTCCTGTAAACATCAGAACAGGAGATTCTCCGTTTGCAATAGCATTGATAACCGCATTAAACAGCTCACCATCAAGAACTACGATTTCGGAAATGTTTACGGTAACTCCTACGGTTCCATTAACCTCAAGCTCTCTGTTCTGGCCAAGAGGCGCATATTTGTAGTTATTAAATGAACCTTTCGTAGTGAAACTTTCAACCTGTGCAAATGGTTTTCCAGCAGAGTTATAAAGCATCGCATCTTTGCCGGATCTGCTGTGTCTGGCATCAGTAGCCGCACTCTTATTCAGCATTATTTATTCCCCCTTTTCTTATTCTCCAGATGCAGCAACAATAGTGCTGAACTGGAAGTAGTAATTCAGATAGATGTGCTCTGCAGAATCCAGATCGATCACTTCGATATCAAATCCACAGGTGTCTCCATCAGTAGTAACAGTTGTAGATTCAGTTACATTGCCGTACTGGATCTTTCCTTCTGCCTCCATGGCATTGCAGATACCCTGGATAGCTGCCATGATAGTGGCTCTTCCGTTTGTATCGTTATCAACCTTTCCAACCAGTGCGTCAGCTGCTGCATTTGCTCTATTCAGAAGTTCATAACGTGTCTTTGTTCTACGGATTTTCTTCCATCCGCTGTCGTGGTTGGCATCCGGATGAACTAAGGTATTAACACCATTGTCAAGCCATACAGCCCCATCAGAAGCCGTAGAGAGGACCAGGCAGCCTTTTTCTTCAGCTACTTCCATCTCTGTATTTGTAAGGATTTCATTCAGAACGCTGTATCTGCTAAGAGTAGCGTGTGTAACGGACTGGTTCGCAGGAGTAGCGGCTACAACACCCGCAATATACGCAGCCACCTGATATCCTTTCAGCTCTTCATTGCCGGCATTGGCATTCGCATTCAGCGGCGCGATTACGTTTTCGGTATCGAAGCTGGAGATGGATGTCATCCTATCTTCCAGTGAAGAGGAAGGTTTTGGAGTGACAATTGCCATTCCAAAAGAGCCAGCCAGATAAATTCGGTCAAGAAATGCCGCTACCAATGCATGGACAGCGGCGTCTTCTGTATCAACACAAATGGTGTTGAAGTAATATTTCTCCACTTCTTTTAATCCGGCACTGTAGTCTGCGTTTGTTACTGTCGGATCTGCGCCATCTGCGAAAGCTGACTGGCTAACCGCTGTAACGGCTCCTGATGCATCAGTAATATCGACTACAAAGTTCTTTGAGGCAGCAAATGCTTCTTTCAGCGCAGTAGCTTCTTCTGCTCCTGCTGCAAATGTTACCTTTTCGAACTCAGAGCCATCCAGATATACGATGCACTCCTTCTTTGAGGAATCGCCAAGCTTCTCTCTGATTGTTGCTGTAAATTTTGCACCGCTTGGATATTTTGTTGAAAGCTTTGCCTTGCCTGTTGCACAAGCAAGAGAGGCGCTGCCAACCGTACCACCGTTTCCTACTCGAACAGCGATAAGTTTGACAGCGCCTCCATAGAACGCTTCTCTTAATGCATCTGTGGTGCCTCCAGTACCAAAGGTATTTTCATATCCTTCAGATGCCGGAAGAACTGTAGCTTTTCCAAGTGGTCCGATCGAAGACTTGAAAAGCACTGCTACAACACCATCAATTGCTCCAAAGTTTGTTTCGTCCCCTCTTTTCTGTACATTGAAGTATGCACCGGGACGGATTTTGTTTTCTCCAAGAGAAAAATAACCTGCCATTTATTTGACCTCCTTTTTCATGAATCTATCAATGATCTGTTTCGCTTCTGCAACAGTCATTTCTGTTTTTTTGCAGCCTTTGAAGGCTGCTACTGCACATTCGCGAGGAACTCCAAATACTTTTGTGCTTGCATTTTCAAGTTCCTGGATGGTGTACTTGTCAGCGGACGGCTGTACTGTTTGTGTCGCAGCCGGTGTCTTCTTGATATCTTTTTCTGCCATTGCTTACTCCTTTCATGTAAGATCGTTGATTGATACGCCTGATATACCAGGCTGCTTAAATGCGTCTTTTAAGCACGCATAATACCCTGTCAGAGACATCTGCCCCTCTCTAAGGTAATCAGCATTGTTGTTCATTTTCAGAGCTTTCACGACCATTGGAGAATCATCAAACATGATGATCTCTTCATCCTTCGCTAAGCTCTGGTGAAGTGCGGCCATCATCTTCAACCGCAATGACGGTTTCGGGCACAGGAGATGCACCGAAATAACTGCATTGAACCACGACAGGCTACTCCTGCAATGACCATCTGTGCTGTCAATTGATTTCAGTCCAGAATAGAAAACAGGAGTATCTGCCGGAATGGTGTATTCTGATAACTCATCAATTCCAAAAACTATGCATTCCGGGAAAAGCTTCTTAATATACCTGTTCAACGCCATAACAGGATCTGGATCCGTAGTTTCCTGTGCGGGGTATTCCAGAATATCGAACGCAATTTCTTTGCACAGCACTGCGTTTCCTTCCAGGATGTAAGGTTCGCTTCTGGCCCATGCAAAGCACATAGGCGCCTCCCCTTCCGGTTTCATCACCACGTCCTGAAGACAATTCCTGATAGCAACTTCCATCTTCTCTACTTCAAGCGGATCCATGATGTCGTACAATGCGACAGTAAGCTGGCCAGATGAAGACCGCTTTGTATCCACCTGTTTGTTGAAGACATAAGAAATCCTCGGATACTGGCTTTTCCCATTCCATCCCTCCTGCTGATCAGGAGGAAACTCTGTGTTAAAGATGGCCGGCTTATCTGCGTACTTGGCCAGAATTCCGTTCAGAAGGTTGTCCTGAGATAATCTTCTATACAGCAACTGATTCAGATCCATCTTCTACACTCCCCTCATACACGTTCACCGTTTCCATTCCGTCAGAAGAATATCTGATAGTCCACATTCCTTTTTCAATAGCCTCGGCCTGAATCACGAAATGATTCTGGATATTCTGTGTTTCTGGAAGGAATAAAATTGTGATAGTGTCAACAGTCGCTTCTGTCACTATTCCAGACTGCGCTTTATCCCAGGTTTTATTTTTTGCCGAGATAAGAGATCCTCTTCCGATTTCAGCAAGATTTATAACTTTCTTTGTTTCTTCAGTCAGTAACATTTACCCTCCTAACTCCGAGAACAATGCCAGAATCTCCGGCATTGCAGTTTCTTTGATTTTTTCAACATAAGGACGGGCTGCCATTTTGCTTGTTCCATGTTCCAGGTATCCCGAGTAGTGCATTCCAGATTGGATTCCGAATATGCCATTTCCTCCACCGCCAGAACTGTACATATTCCAGTTTCTTCTCAAGTTTCCGCTCCTTACACCCGGTGGACTTCCGGGAGCTGAAGGACTTGGATTGGCCAACACCGTAAGAGCGGCGTTCCTGAGTTCATTGGCACCCTGCATCATCTTTGCATCAACCTGTCGTTTGGTTTGCTCTACGCGGTTCTTTACTTCTTCCTGTACAGCTGCCGCTGCTGCCTCCGGACTCATTTCAGATCATTCCTTTCTTCAAGATAAGCAACGCCGGCAACCCCAAGGTCTCCGGCATTATCAACAGCAAGAACTAAATATGCTTTTTCCTCGTATGCAAGAATATCTGACTTTTTGAGATCACATCTTCCAGATACCACAAGGGTATGCGTCAGGGAATGCAGTTTCTGGTCCCATAGGTGTTTTGTCAGCTCCCTCTCATTCGAAGTCGCCTGTGCAAGAATTCCATCCACTATAGTTCCCGTATCCTCATATGAGTTCTTTGCATATCCATCTACATTGTCCACATGCATCTTCAATACCCGGAAGCTCTTCCAGAGATTTCCCGGACGAAGGTACATTATGTTTCCGAACATCATATATCTTCCCCCTCTGTTTCCTCATGTGACATCATTCCGGCATAAAAATAAGGCGGTGTTATCCGCCCAGTTTCTGGATTTTCTGCCAACGGAAGAATTGCTTCTACCGAAGCTGCACTGGCTTTCAGATCTTTTTTCAGGTCCTCATACATTTCTTTCCATAGCTTCGCCCGTTCCCCCATGGATAAGGAGAGCGGGCCTACTTTCGTATCAGGTTCGAATGCAAACTTACGCATAATGCTTTCAAGACATCGGAGTTTTGCCTTTTTCCATTGCCTTGTAGTTGGAATCTTTTCTGGAAGTACCGCATTGTATTCCTCATCACAGAGCGCACAAGTCTTTTCTTTTCCCTCGACCATTACATCTCCGAGTTCAAAACGCATACGGTCTTTTCCGTATTTAGCAATATTCCCCGGTTCGTACTGATATGTTCCAGGCATCAGGCATCACCTGCGCTTTCCTCCAGTTCCCCAAGGTTCTTCGCCTTAGTTTCAGCTTCTTTCTTTACAGCAGTTCTCGAATCTACTGCATTCAGAAAGATAAGCACTGTATTATCCTCTACAGTGTCTCTAATATGAGCTACAGCATCCTTCTGGTTCATCTGCATAGTTTTTACTGCTTCCTGAAGCTGAGGCTCTGTAACGTCCAAATCGAAGCCCTTATCTCCTTTTACGATTTCGATTTTGAAGAATACTTCTCCGACTGATGCCACGCATTCCTCAAGTATTTCAACCGGAATACCGTCACGAATCACAGTCAGCACTCCCATTTTTTCAAGAGCTACCGGATCAGTGACTGCTTCGGCCGGGATTTCCTCTCCGATGAAGTATCGTTTTCCGCTCAGAGTGCATGGTTTATTTGCAACAAGCTTCATATGGTACCTCCTTAGACTGCAGATTTGTAGAATCTCGCCAGATCATCGGATGTCTTATGCATATCTGTTGCCATAAGTCCTTCCACGTATTCTGTATGTGTTCCATTCTCGCCAAGATAGTTCAGAATCGGAAGCATCTGTCCATTTCCAAGCATATCCCATGTAAAGATGTAGCCGGCAGACGGTTCATCAATGCTCGGTGCGTTTGTGGCATAGGCAAGAAGGAATGCGTCCGGATCTCCGATGTACTGCATGTTTTCATCTTCTCCCATGCCAGCACTGTTCATAATGGATTTAAGCACTACAATCTTTTCAACTCCAAACAACTGCGCAAGCACATTCTCTGTTACAGATGCCGGATTTGCGGTGCTTCCACCGTATTTAACCCTTTCGAGGATGCCCGGATGTACTTTCAGAGCATTAAATACATTAATACCAAGACCAAGGCGGTTCGGCATGCGTCCTGTCTGCTGATTCATGCTTGTCTTCTCGCTATCGATAAATGCAATAGGATCAGAGTTTGCATTGCTGAATTTAATGAACTGGTTTGTGCT